GTCCAGATTTGTTCTGGCGGGCTGTAGACGACTCCGCACTTGTATTCTTTTTGGTAGCGAATTTTTAGATGAGCTGCCCTGCTAAGGCTGACCCACCGGGTAAGTTTTAGGACTTTCCAGGTCCAAAGGAATACAGAGTCATATACATAAAATAGAAGAAAAAACAAAGTCTAGAAATTATATTCTAACATCAGAAATTCTATACAGCAACTGGATACACTGTAACCGGACCAAACTCTTGAAGGGTTATTAAACCTTCGTAGTCCAGATGATCCTTTTCCTTCAATCTGAAGGGAAAGAGCTTCTCAGGATCATATTTTTCCGGTATAGTTGTAAACCATTTGACATCAGATTCGTGCAAATAGGACGAGTTCTGGGCAGTATAAAGAGCGCGAGAGATCTCACGTACTCCTTCCCTAAACGGTCCAAATCCGATGTGAAAGAATTTCTTATTCTTTGACTCATATCCTTCAATAGCGTTACTGGCCATCTTGGAGACGAAACCTGAAATGCGTTTCCCTCCTGGATTCTTTAATATTAACTTTCCTAGAAGACGTTGAAAGCGAGTGTACTCACATTGTATCCCCTCATACAGAGGGAATCCTAATCCACCAACTTCTACAGGAACAAAGAGGTTATAACGACCTCTGAAAGTGATCTTTTGGATCTCTTTTGCGTTCCGTGTTAGAAATTTTGCGTGGGCCAGGGGTCGATTACTCGAACCCCCGACAGAAGCAATGTAAGCATCACGAAGCTCTACCGCCTTTTCACGGACCTCACCTCTAGAACCTGCCAATTTGGAAGTTCCGGAGAGAAGACCGAAGTTATTATAAGGAATCAACTTAAGTTTGAGGTCCTGACTATAGTGGTACATAGTACTATTGATAGTCAATACATTCTTGTGAATGTAGTTCTTGCCAACACTTAAGTTAAAGCCAATTGCTTGAACGTGGTTTTTCCACATTTCATAGTGATAAGGATTCGTTCGGAAAAGTATATCATCACCATTTACCAGAACAGGTAAATCTCTGTAGTTCAGTTTGGTCCCGCGAGGGAGCCAATCTTCCATTGACAACTTGTATGCAATCAAATTGCAAACACATAAGAAAGGAAAGGATAGGGGTGAACCCATCAACAGACCATTCTGTTGTCTGATCTTAGGAAGACCGAACTTTGGAGGATAGTGTACTTCATGGCCCCATAATACGGACCTAAAGATACTTTTCCAGTTGAATCGGAGATCTGCTTCATCCATCGCGGCCTCAAAGCCTTGCTGGGTGTACTGTATACCGAGGTTATCGGTTGCAGCAGAGTAATCTCCACTCACGAAATGAGAAAATTCCATGAATTCAAAAGAGTCATTTTTCTCTCTATCTAGCATTCTATAAATGTGATCTGGTCTCAGTGTGTCCCCCGTCAATTCAAATTGAG